TTCCGTTTGCTGTTCCCTCTTCAACGAAGGTAAAGAGCCCTGGGGTTACCTCTGCGTCAGCATCTGCGTCGGTTGCCCGGACTGCTGCGCCTGAAGCCTGAACAACGTAGATACCGTTCTGGCTGCCCGTTGACTGATTCTTAACGAGCACTCGATTGCCAGTGGCGAGAGTTACTCCGTCAATTACATCGCCATTCTCTAGTGCCCCAGAGAGGTCAACGTTTGCGGTGGTCGCAACACGAACAGATGCCTTGACATCTAGCCCGGTGGCAACGCTGTCAACGTATGCCTTGGTTGCTGCGTCGGTTGCGTTGGTAACTGCACCGGAAATGCTTACGGTTGTTGCGCTAACTGTCCCAGCGGTGAAGTTCCCCGATGCATCGCGCTTAACGATTGTGCTTGCGGTGTTTGCATCAGTGGCGTTATTGACCAGCGTGTAGTGCGCGGCGGACATTGAACCTGGGTTCGTGCCGTCTGCCGCCGAGATGCTGATTGTTGCAACGCCACCAGAAACGCTGACGCTGATTGGCGCTGTTCCCGAAAGGCTATCAATAGATCCAACTGACTCCCAAAGGGTGCCGTTGTAGACCATGAGGCCAATTGGGCCGTCGTTGGAGTCTGAGTTGTAATAGATCTGGCCCGTGACAGGCGAAGACGGCGGGGTGGCAAGAACCTGAATGGTTGCATTGCGAAGCTCATTCTTCTGTAGGTCTAGGAAGCTGCTAAGCGTTAGACTCGTCAGGACCTTCACGGGTATCTCCTCAGTTCAGGTATGCAAAGCCGCTAAAAGCCGCGGCAAAGGCTAGGGTAATCTGATTATCGGAGTCATACAATACCTCTCCGATCTGCACGTTCCCGCCACTATCTACAATGGTTACCGAGGGCTTGCAGTTCAGGTTGTGGACTATGGTCCAGGTTGCCGAAGCCGAGGCCTGAGTGTGGGTATAGGTCCCGTGCGGAGACGACAGACCGCCAGTGCTTACGGCAATTTGCCTGTTACTCTGGGTTACTGTTATTGGGCTCATCTTGTCACCTCTGCGCTGAGCTCAAAATCACCTTTAAGCAACTTTTCAACCAGTCCTTGCCCGCTTTCAATTTCAAGGTCGTATACGTATTTCCCCGCTGGGATAGCAGAAAGTGCCGATGGGGCAATAGTCATCCCAATCGTTCCAGTATTGGCAGTAATTGACAATCCGCCTGTATTTGTGAGGACAATATCTGGATACTTTGACCCAGAAAAACGACGAACATGCATTCTGGCACTGTACCCGCTTAAATTTACCGCATTTCCAGCGGAATTGGTATAAACAATCGTGGCGGTATATGTGCTTCCTTGCTCGGCCGAGATGTCGTATGTCTCCATGGCTAGATTATAGCCTGCGGAAACCGCCTACTCTATGGGCTTATTTTCTACGGGAACCCTCAGGGGAAGGGGGCTTACGGGTCGTAGGGGGCACCCGCCATCCCAGCAGGTTGCATCAAGGTCTTTGATGGTCGCCCCAGCGCATGCGTAGCAGAACTTCTTTACCGCTCGTCGGTGCTTGCTGAGAGACGCCTGGTCTTCAATGGCTAGGACTTCCTGAATCGCGTTAAGCCTTGCCCATGCAATATCTTCATCAGACGGAATGGTTCCGCCATAGTATCGCTCTTTTGCCCAGTATTCCCCGACGCCTCGCTTCTTTCCAGCAGCTTTGAATACTTTTGCAACGCTGATTTCATTCTGGCTTGCCCAAGCACCGCACGCCTCTTTAAATCTCCGCGTTCTCTCGTGTTCTGGCTTTCTTGCCCCATAAGCTCTTGGCATGAGCGGATTGTAGGCGATGCGCAAATTTCTTGCAACTTTCCGTCAAGGGCAGATTATGTGGTATAGTTAGCTCATGGCACAAATTGGAAGACGTACCAAAAACGATCAAAATAAGCTTGAGCGGGAAATTTACCATTTGCACTTTAATGGTGTATCTGTTGCCGAGATTGGCGCTCAGTTTGACCTTAAGCCGGACACCATTAAAAAGTACATTGCGAAAATGCGCAAAATGGCTCTGGAAGATGCAATCGGTCCCGTTGAGAGCAAGGTTGAACTTATTGAACGAGCAAATAGGGTGGCAAGGGCGGCGGCTCAAGGTCATGCCTCTGCTCGAGAGAACTCGTTTAGCGGGCAGGTTGCGTTTCTCAAGGTACAACTTGAGGTCATAGATCGCCTTGCAAAACTAACCGGGGCCTACGAGGCCTCTAAGATTGAGATCACTGGTGCCAATGGTGGTGCCGTTCAGATGCAGATGATTGACCACGCAATTGATGGCTTGAATGCAGAGGACCTAGCAAAGCGCCTACGTAATTGGGCTGACGCATTAGAGGAGGTCGGCGATGGACAGCAAGCAGTACAGACTGTGGTTGAGACAGCAAGCGAAGACGTCTGACGCAGCATTTGCGGAATACGTCGGAAATCTTGTCTTCCCCAAGCACCTCAGGGAAATGGAGCGTTTCCTAGACAAGAACGACAGAGCACTTGTCTTGATGCCCCGCGGACACGCCAAGACAACTCAACTGATTCATAGGGTGGCTCGCCTTATCGGTGTAAGCCAGGGAAAGATTAGGGTTGGCATTCTTACCTCTGTGCTTTCAGATGCTCTTGCGCGCTCTCGTGCAATCAAGGCGATTATTGAATCACCGCATTTTGCCGAGATCTTTGAATGGGCAAGAGACGGGGTTGTTGGTCCCAAGTGGACGGATGAGGTCTGGACTATCAAGGGTGCCACCATGGGCAAAGATGCCACATGCTTTGCTGACGGACTTGGCTCAATTAAGCCTGGTGCCCGTCTAGACATTTTAATTGGCGACGACATGGTTGGCATGAAGGAAAACGCCACTGCCGTTCAACGCCAGAAAGCGCAAGACACCTACTGGCAAGTTGTTGACCCAATGCTTGTGCCGGGAGCCAAGCGCTGGTATATCGGAACCCGTTGGCACGAAGACGATTTTTATAACGACCTCAAGGAGAAGGGCACACCCGTCATGCTTAGGCGGGCGGTTGAGGGCGATCAGATTCTCTGGCCAGAGATGTATACGGTTGCAGACATGGACAAGAAGCGAGAAGAACTCGGAAGTCCTATTTTCATGCTGCAGTTCCAGAACGACGTCACCTCAATGGGCGGAAACATCTTTAGGTACGACAGGTTCAAGCAAACCGACAGCGTCCCGTCTGGGGCTCGGAGGGTTGGAATTGACCTTGCATCCTCTGCATCTGAGCGAAGTGACTACACGTCGTGTGTGGAGGTTGTGGAAGATGCTGATCACAACCTTTATGTTATTGGCGCGTGGAAAGCTCGGCTAGTGGAGGGTCACCGAGACTGGATCACTGGGGTTACTAGGGACGGAGATCTTGTTGCAGATGACGGACCGAAGCTCCTTTGGCCGCAGTATCTAATCCCACACTCGCCAGAGATGACAGAGAGCGCACGACCGCTAGAGTCGGTAAACATTGAAGCGGTCCAGCACCAAAGCACGTTCGTTCGTGAGATTCTTGGCACAACCAACCTTCCCGCCAGACCAGTCCGACCAGACAAAGACAAGGTTACTCGCGCTAGGGCTCTTGCTGCGCGATACGAGGCTGGAAAAGTTTTCCATCTCAAGGGAGCACCTGGGATCAAGGACCTAGAAGCGGAGATGGCGGCGTTTCCAAACGGGGAACACGACGACCTTGTTGACGCGCTGGTCTACGCTGCGGACCTAAGCGGAAGCACGTTCTACTTTACGGCAGCGAAGTCGGGTAGTCGGTTCTAATCCAGTTTACTGGCACATCCCGAATCCACAGCGAGAACGGCTTCTTTCCTCCGCTGTGATACGGAGTCATAACTGGGGCATCACTGCTCTCCCTGAACACAGTGAGCGCAGCCTCCATGGTTGTTGAATTATCCCTATCTGCAACCCATGCAATTGCTGCAGTTACGAGCGGCGCAGATATGCTTGTTCCGCTTACCTTTCGTGAAGCGCCATTTTTATCAATCGCGTCCACGCTTTTACCGGGAGCCCAAATATCAACACACTGACCATGGTTTGAGAACCATGCCATGTATTGGTATTTATCAACCCCTCCAACAGTGATTACATTGCTTGCACCAGCTGGACTGGTTTTGCATGCATCAGTAAACTCATTTCCAGCCGCAACAACAACCGGCATCATCAGCCCGAGGCTGCTAGCTGCTGCATCAATTGCGGCACTCTTGGCTCCGCCAATGCTGATATTAACCACTGACCTGCTAGGAACCGCTGTTTCCTTGATGGAGTTGATCGCGTTGACCAACTTCTCCTCTGTGGTCTCGCCCTTGCAGTCTAGAACCTTAACGCTAATAATGTTAACGCCAGTAGCGATCCCAATGCTTAAATTGCTGACAACGCTTGCCACCATTGAACCGTGGTTTGCACAGTCCTCTGCGCCGACGCCGCTATCAACAATGTAGACATCAATTCCAGATCCATAGCTGTTGGGAGTAGGGGCCTTGCCGTCAAGCCTAGTGGTGTACCCTTGGTTGATTCTATCTTGCGCCCATTTGTATCCAAGCGAACTGCTGTAGGTGTATTTAACTCGGTAAACGTTCTTAGATCTTTTTTGTCTTGCGTCAACCGCTCCGGGGGCAGATATGAATAAAACAGCTGCGATAAATATCGCAATAGCCCTTACTTTTGATCCCATTTCTTAATAACCTTCACCTTCCTGCACTTATGGCATGTTGCCTTCTTATATTTTGGGTCAATCGTAGCCGGATAGCCCTCCATTACCTTGTCGTCAATCTTTGTTTCGCACTGAGTGCAGTGCCAGCCATCCAGCGGTCGCCCGCGGTTGTCAACGACTAGATTCTTGGCGTCCGCCATCTGATTGCTCCTTTTCATACTCTTCCACTATCTCAAGAGCTCTCTTAAGACCTGCAATATATGCCAGCCTAGAGAAAAGTTCAACCTTCCCTCGTTGGCTAATACCAATCCCCCTTAAAACTGGGGTCGTGTCCCCCGAGACAGCATGCTCAACCAACTTGCGAAGTCGGTCAGATGCGCTCACTTGATGCCCCTGCGGTTAATCCAGCCAACGGATGATGTCAATAGTTCATTCAGGTCAAGCGATGAGATAACCACATCGTGCCGCATGCCATCAATGATCATTTCCATATCGCTCTCGTAATAGGGATCGCCCTCTCGTGGTTCAGATAGCGTGATCTTGCAACCGTGCACACCGCCAATCGCAGATGCGACCTCCATCATTTCAGCGGCAATGCTTTTGAGCTCCTCTCCGCCGACGAGCGGGATTAAATTGACGTTGCTCATGGCAAACGATTTCGCCAGCCACACCTGCGTTATCTTTTTTGCTGCTGGAGTCGGTTTGCGATATCGGTCAGAAAACCAATCCAGAACGTCGTTATTT